AAGCCGAGGCTCAAGTGAGCGGCAACCCGCGCAAACGCAACGGGCATCGGCGCAGGCTGGAGCAGCAGCGGTGGCGGCACATGCAAGCCGACTGCTACATCTGCTATCGGCCCATCGACTACACGTTGCGTTCGCCCGACCCGTACAGCTTCGTGATCGACGAGACGATACCCTTGGCGCGAGGCGGCACCCTGACGCACGACAACAGCGGTCCGGCGCATCGATGGTGCAACGCCATCAAAGGCACGCACGGTCTGGCATGGGCACGCGAGCGCGTCGCCTACCTCATCGCCCACGGCGAGGCGCCGCGACACGACGACACCACGGCTCCAAGCCAGCCGATCCGATGCTCGGACTGGTTCGGGGGTGGGGAGTAGCCCCCACCCGGCCCCCTGACGGCCACCACGGGCAAAGGGCCGTTTTTCCCCCGGACTTTTTTCCACACTTGGCAAGGAGCCGTCATGGTCGCCAGAACGTCGAAAACCACCAGGTCGAAGAGCGCGTCGAAGTCCCATAGGGTCAGCAATGCCGCCGCTTCCGGTGATCGTCGCCGCCTCCTGGTGGCGATGCGCAACCTGATCGCCGAAAAGCTCGACGAAGGGTCGATAAGCTCACGCGACCTCGCCAGTCTGACGAAACGCTTGGCGGACATGAGCGCCGAGATCGAGGCGATCGACAAGGCGTCGAACGAGCATGATCCGGCCATGCAGGCCCTGGACACGGAGGACATACGATTGGATGAGCACGAGGATTGACGGGGCGGCCTGCCAGATCATCCCCGACGACCTGTACACCAGCGGCGAACCCAGCCTCAACCGGCTCGCCGCGGCGGCGGGCGACCGGTTCGACGTCTGGCAGCGGCAGATCAACCGGATTATCCTCGCGAAAAGCGCCGACGGCTTCTGGAGCGCCCGCAACGCCG